TTTCCTACCAGCGTAAATTTAATCTTTCCGTTCTCCGCTCTTCCATAGCCCTTGTTAACAAGCTGCCAAGATAAGAGTTGTTCAAATCTTTTGTCTTTAGGGAAAAACAGCTTGTACACGCTGTGTTCCCAAGTAAGGGCTTCCTTGCTCACATGCTGATCGAATCGTGAAGCATCCAAGGGGATTGCCACTGGATCATCAAAATGGTTCCAGTGGGCAAGTAGTTGGGCTCCTCGGCGTGCCGCGTTCAATCCCTTAAACACGGTCGGCGCACCGAATACCTTTCCAATTATATCATAGACTTCGTGCTCTATTCTCTTGATATATGGGCCAAGTGACACATGATAGCGAGCGTGTCTCGGACTTATTCCTCTTGGTACTGGGTCAGATTTGGCAGTGAAATTATTTTTCTCCGTTTTAGGGAAGAAACTAATCCGTGAATCTTTCCTTGTCAAAGGAAAATTCAACAGTGAATCCAGTGCTTTCTTGTAAATAGCCTTTCTACGGCCCGCATAAGCTCCAAGGAATTGATCCTTGGTTAATGGGGCGACATACTTAACATATTTCTTAAATTGCTTAAAGAACTCATCCATGCCATCGACAAAAGAAGCTAAAGACTCAGGTCTGGGTGGCTCGACAAAACCTCCTTTCCCATCTGTCACGAAAAATAACCTCTCCTTTACCGCTCGCACTAGTGTCTCTATATCAGAGTTATAGACCATAAATTTGATGTTGGGTCTCAAACTCACTAGGTCTGTGGGATTCTTTTGTTTCACTTTGTATTTCCCTGGGAATCTTTCGACTCGCAATCTGGGGTGATCGGGCGCCACTGAAACGGTGACGTTCACCCCAGGTCTATTCCTAGGGCCTCCTCATGATTGAATGAACTGTGGTTCTTCCATCTTCGGACCGAACCAGTTCAATATCCACCATTTTCTTCTGCCGTGCCTTGGAGTGTTTCCTTCCCGATCTCTCAGGAAGTATGATTCTTGCACAGCGAAGTCCCTGGCGTCTAACTCATCTCTATGAGGGACAAAGCTTAACTGTATGGCAAATGGCAACACCTTAGATATATCAGTGTTTCGCATATCACGAGCCTTCATTTCCCTAACTAGGAATTCTTTAACCACCATTAAGGTGGCAGTATCCCTTGTCAAGATATTCAAC